GATCCCAGGCCAAGTCGGTCAAGCCGCCATTGGAGTATTGGAGAGAGACAGAATTGCTGTCAAGATTTCTCCTGTAAACCCAAAGAACTTCTTGTTCGATCCCAATGGCACTAGCGTAAATGACTGTATGGGCGTGGCTATCGAGAAATACGTCTCTATCCACAAGATTGTCCAAGGCATAGAGAAGGGCATCTACCGCAAAGTAGACATTACCACCTCTGGTGAAGATACAGACCTAGAGCCTACCCAAGAGGTTAGCCAATATCAAGACGAGAAAGTCTTGTTGTTGACCTACTACGGCTTAGTTCCACGGGAATACCTAGAGAATCTAGAAGAAAATAAAGAGATAGTAGAGTTATTTCCAGAGAACTCTGCGGCAGATGACTACACAGACATGGTGGAAGCCATTGTTGTAATTGCCAATGATGGTCAATTGCTAAAGGCTGAGGCCAATCCCTACATGATGAAGGATCGTCCCGTCTTGACCTATCAAGATGACACAGTTCCTAATCGTTTGTTGGGCAGAGGCACAGTAGAAAAAGCGTTCAATATGCAAAAGGCTATTGATGCTCAGACCCGTAGCCACTTGGATTCCTTGGCATTAACGACTAGCCCCATGATTGCTATGGATGCGACTCGCCTCCCACGAGGAATGAAGTTTGAGGTAAAGCCAGGCAAGGCAATCCTTACCAATGGCGCACCTTCTGAAATTCTCTACCCCTTCAAGTTCGGTCAAACTGACCCCAACAACTTGGCTACGGCACGAGATTTTGAGCGTATGTTGTTACAAGCAACGGGAACTCTTGATTCCCAAGGCATGATCAGCAATGTTGCTAGAGATGGTGGTCAAGGCGGTATGTCTATGGCTGTCGCTTCTATCATCAAGAAGTACAAACGCACTTTGGTGAACTTCCAAGAGGATTTCCTAATCCCGTTTATCAAGAAGGCGGCTTTTCGCTTCATGCAGTTTGACCCAGAACGCTATCCTTCTGTGGACATGAACTTTGTTCCTACGGCTACTCTTGGCATTATTGCTAGAGAGTACGAGCAACAACAGTTTATTGGCTTGTTGCAGACACTTGGCCCCAATACCCCTGTGTTGCCTGTGATTCTGAAGGGCATTTTGGCTAATTCAAGTCTGTCCAACAGGATGGAATTGATTGCAATGCTTGAGAAGATGGCTCAACCTGACCCACAAGCACAAGAAATGGAGCAAGTTAAGCAACAATTGGCTCTGCAAGCGGCTCAAGCGCAGATTGCGGTCAACACTACTCAGGCAGAACAGAATCGTGCAGAGGCTACCAAATTGACAGTTGAGGCTCAGTTGATGCCACAGGAAGTGCAAGCCAAGATGAGCGCATCTTTGACTAAGAATCTGCCAAATGAGGCTGATGCCAACCAACGAGAGTTCGATAAGCGAGTCAAGATTGCTGATTTGATGCTAAAAGAGGCTGATATTAAGAATAAGAGCAAGATTGTTGAATTACAGATGGCTGATAAGTTAAATGCTCAGTCAAAAGTCAAACAAGACTTCCTTACAAAACTCACAGATGGTCTAAAGCAAAATGGCTAACATCAAAGAACTGATTGAAAGCATTGAATCGACTGATTCATCTTTTGATGATAAGTTAGAAGCCATCAATAAGATGGAAGAGACTCTTGTGGCTATGCGCCAGCAAGAAGAAGAAGCCATAAATGACAATGTTGAGTTGATTGTTGAAGCCATTAAGGTAATGGAGAACAAGGTCAGCGCACAACTAGAGATTGCCAAGTCTATTGTTCCTGAAAAGGGTGACAAGGGAGACAAGGGCGATAAGGGTGCAGATGGTCGCCAAGGGATAGATGGCAAGAATGGGTTAGATGGTAGGAATGGAAAAGACGGGATAGACGGCAAAGATGGTGTTTCTGTAAGGGATGCCAAGATTGACTTTGATGGCTCGTTGGTTATTACCTTGTCTACTGGTCAAGAGATCAATGTTGGAGAAGTAGTTGCGCCTGACTTGGCAGAAAAGATCAAAGTCATTAGCACCATGTCCACCAATGGGGCGGTTGCCATCCTAGACGAAGGCACAAGCATCACAAGTGGTGTTAAGAAAATCAATTTTGTTGGTGCGACTGTTACTGCTACCAATTCTGGTGACGATGTAACAGTCAATGTCAGCGCAGGAACAGGAACAGTTACAAGCGTTGCTTTATCAGGTGGTACAACAGGATTGACTGTTACTGGTAGCCCAATTACTACAACTGGCACTATTACTTTGGCTGGTACTCTTGCGGTTGCCAGTGGTGGCACAGGTACAGCAACGCCTTCCTTGGTAGCAGGCACAAACATTACAAGTATCACAGGCACTTGGCCTAATCAAACAATTAACGCAAGTGGCGGTTCTGGCACAGTTACAAGCGTTGCGGCAACTGTTCCATCATTCTTGTCTGTTACTGGTTCACCAATAACAACAAGTGGCACATTGGCGATTGCTCTTGCATCTACTCCTACTGATGGTCAGTTATTAATTGGCAATGGCACAGGGTTTTCTTATGCCACATTGACTGCTGGTAGCAATATCACAATTACAAATTCATCTGGCGGTATTACTATCGCCTCATCTGGTGGCGGTGGTTCATCTGGTTTTGAACAAACATTTATGTTAATGGGGGCTTGAGATGGCTACAACTTACAAGGTTCTGGGTCAATCAAACCCTGCGGCAACAACAGCAACAACGCTATACACAGTTCCAGCATCAACAAGTGCTGTTTGTTCTACGTTATCTGTGGCAAACATTGGAGTGTCAACTACATTTCGTGTTGCTATACGACCAGCGGCGGCAACGCTTGCAAATCAACACTACATAGTTTATGACTCAGCAATAAATGCAGGGGCGTCAGTTTTTCTAACAATTGGCGTAACACTAGCAACAACAGATGTAGTGACTGTTTATGCGGGAACGGCAAATTTAGCGTTTGGTTTGTTTGGTTCTGAGGTGACCTGATGTCTTTTAGGTTTTTAAACAACAATGCAAGCAACAATACTGATGTTGTTTCTAAAACTTTATCAAGTAAAGCATTAACACCTTGGGTTCGTAATCCTAGTTGGCCTGCTTGTGAAGCAAACTCTGGAGACAACAGAGTTCGAGGTTTATATGCTGTGTGGCCTAGTGGGGCAAACTTTATTGCAATGACTGTTAGTGCCGCATACACAGTAGATTATGGTGACGGCACAACAACAAACTATACATCAGGATCAACAGCATACTATGAATATACATATTCTGATACTGATTTAGTAGGTACAGAAGCCCCAGTTACATTTACAGACACTGGTGATTTAGTAACACGTACAGCGCATGGATATTCAGATAATATGCAAGTGCGGTTTTTTAACATTACTTCAACAACTGGCATCTCAAACGGACAGTTTTATTACGTTATAAATGCTACGGCAAACACATTTCAAGTTTCCGCTACTTTTGGTGGAACGGCTGTTGCATTAACAACCGATGGAACGGGACAGTTGTTGCCATACAGAATTGCAACAGTCACTATCACACCACAAGCGGCAAATAATCTAACAAGTGTAAATTTGTTTGTAAAACATAACCAATCTGGTTTGGCAAGTGGATATTCAACTGGCTGGTTGGATTTGGCATATGCCGCTTCAACCATTACAACACTAATTCTTGGCAATAGTTCTACAACAATTAAGAATGATAATATTGAACGTGTAAGACTAAATCAATTAGGGGCTATTACAAACTTTGCACCAAGTTTTAATGGAATTTTTTACAATTTACTTAGCCTTCAAAACGTAGAAATTGCTAGCACAATTACAACTGTAACTGATATGCGTGGTATGTTTAACGGTTGCATTAATTTACAAACAGTACCATTATTTAATACTGCTTCTGTAACTAATATGAGTAGCATGTTTAGTGGTTGCCGTAGTTTACAAGCAGTACCATTATTAAATACTGCTGTTGTTACTGATTTAAATAGTATGTTTCAAAGTTGCTCAGCCCTTCAGACAGTACCATTATTTAATCTTGCTTCTGTAACTAATATGAGTTCTATGTTTAGTGGTTGCTCTAGTCTACAAGCAGTACCATTGTTTAATACTGCTTCTGTAACTTCTATGAATAGTACGTTTCTGAGTTGCAATAGTTTACAAACAATACCTTTATTTAATACTGCTCTTGTAAATAGTATGACTAATACTTTTCAGAATTGCTTTAGTCTACAAACAGTACCATTATTAAATACCGCTTCTGTAACTACTATGGCTCAAATGTTTGATAGTTGCAGTAGTTTACAAACAGTACCTCTATTCAATACTGCTATCGTAACTAGTATAACTAATATGTTTAATAATTGTTTTAGTTTAGAAACAGTACCTTTATTTAATACTGTTTCTGTAACTAACATGGGTTCTACTTTTCGCGCTTGCTCTAACCTTCAAACAGTACCTTTATTTAATACTTCTTCTGTAACTAATTTTTCTGGTACGTTTCAGAATTGCGTTAGCCTACAAACAATACCTCTATTTAATACTGCGCTTGTAACTACTATGTCTTTTCTGTTTAGTGGTTGCAGTAATTTACAAGAAATTCCTGCGCTTGTAACCACAGCAGTTACAACAGGTAATTTTAGTAGTATGTTAACTACTTGCTCTAGTCTTGCTCGTATCCAAGCCAAAGATTTTAAATTCACTTTCAGCGTTGCAAGTTGTAAACTGTCAGCGACTGCGCTTGATGAAATTTACACAAACCTACCCATAGCAGTAGGACAAACTATTACAGTCACAGGCAACTATGGCACAGCAACAGACAATCCAGCCATTGCTACGGCAAAAGGTTGGACAGTAACAGGATAAGAACATGGACACATCAGGCTTTTACAAATTAGATGGTGATTTGCTTTTCGGCCCTAACTTTGTGTTGAACAAAGACTATGAATTAAGGCGAGAAACGTACACCCAACATACCTACCCAACAGACGGGTGGAGTTGGTTTGATTCTGAAGCACAGGCAAGGGTGTTTTTTGGGTTGCCAGAGAAAATTGAAGAAGATGTCCAAGGCAATTGATAAATTACAAACAGAGATGATATTGGCATATCTTGCCAAGAAAAGGAAACCAGTGACCCCAGATTTACAAAAATACTATGAATCCCGATTTGACATGATGGGAACAGACGGATGGAAAGATTTAATAGAGGATATTGACACAATGATAAATTCGTTGAACAATATCAGTACAATCCCTGATGAAAAGAGCCTACAATTCAAAAAAGGCGAACTTTCTATCCTAACGTGGCTAAAAACCTTAAAACAGGTCAGCACACAAGCGTACGAGGAATTGAATGAAAAGAATTTATGAATTTGTCTGCGTAAGCGGACATACCACCGAGAAACTAACTGATTATGAGACAGATGAAGTTCGGTGTTCAAGTTGCGGTGTGACAGCCAACCGCATCATAAGTGCTCCAAGCGTTAATTTGGAAGGGTGGTCTGGTCATTTTCCGTCCTCATGGATGAAATTTGAAAAGAAGCACACAGATAAATTAAAGCAAGAGCAAAAAGAGAACTCTTAAGC